AGTAGGGTCAAGCATTTCTAACTCAACATCTTTCTTATATCCAGCAGCATAGCCCTGTCTACCTGTAATTGATTCTGAATGAAGCCTTACCCACTCCATGATTGCTTGTGCAGCAGAAGGCCCAATTGGGTCTCTAAACGTCACATCAATTGAACTCCATTTGAATCTACCAATTACCCACGTAGATGTATTAAGGAATGGTATTTCTACCTCTTCTTGCTCTATTGATGGTCTAGAAGCAGAAGCTAACCACCATTCTTGAATACCTAAATCCGCTGGGAATCTTAGGAGCCATCTGTTCTTTCTTTTTGGTTCGTAAGGAACGGGCATTTTCATTAATAAATCAGCCATAATATTGTTTTTAAATTTTTCTTTCTGTTATTTAATTATAAATACATAGAAGTTTCTTTTTATAAAAATTTTTCTTTGTCTTATACTATAAATACTTAGAAATTTAAAAAAAATGGTAAAATATTTGGATAATTAGTTTTTTATTTGTATATTTGATTAACAGTAAAATATAAAACACATGAAAAACTTAATTACAACGATATTTTTAGTCCTTAGTTTAACTTCTTTTTCACAAGAGGTTGATACTCTTTCTGATACTTTTTCTGATAGAGAACTAAGAATGGTTGGGGAAATTAATAAATTAAGGGTTAACCCATCTTCTTATATCCCAATGGTTGAAGGTTATATTAATATGTGTAATAAGAGATTGGATATGATGAATAACGGTGGTATGACCTCAACCGCAAATATTCAAGAACAAATTTATGCTGCTAATGAATTGATTGATGTGTTAACTAATACACCACCATTAGGTGAATTAACACCTAGTAAGGATATGTATTTAATAACTAAATCACATGGTGAATATTTGAAATCTATTAATGATTCTTCTCATGAGAGTGCAAATGGTGATTTAGCACCACAAAGAATGGTTGATGTTAATGTTAAGAATGTTACCGAAAACATTGTAAATGATAATGGTATGGTTAATCCAGCTATCTTATTGTTATTGGTCGACTATGGGATTGATTCTAGAGGCCATAGAACTAACTTGTTAGACCCTAATGCTAAATATATATCAGTTTATACTAACGGTGATACTTGGATTCAAAACTTTGCCAATTAATTATTGACCAAATGAACAGTCAAGTGACACACCATTAACATTACAACTCTTAGGTTTAAACGTTTTAATAGGGTTGAAATGGTCACCACCACCCGACATATCTTGAGTTTTAGAATTATAAACTCTAACCAATTGATATTCAATTTTTTCCATCACTTTAAATGCTTTAATATTATTTTGTGGTTGGACTTTAATTGTTGAGTGAATAGTTACTCTAACATACCTATATTGTGATGTTTCCTCCCTAGCTTGTTCTCTTTCTTGTGTAGTCATTGTTGTTGAATAAACACTTGGACCTTGTTCTGGTTTAGTGCTGATATTAATATCTGCCGACACTCCAATACTATCTAAAAATTTCTGAACACTAATAGCTCTAAGTTTAGCTAACTTATCATTACCCATTTTAATTGGTTCTGTATCTGTTGATGATTCAATACTTATTGAATCGATTGTACCATTCATCATACGAACAGATTCAATGGTGCTTTTTAATTCAGCAGAAACACTATCAGCTAAATCAAAGGTACCAACCTTAAAGACATTACCGTCAAATACAACATCTAAATAGTTGTCTACTTCAAATTTATCTTTGGGTGTCCAAATCGTATCCCTTGTTACTTCAATATCAGAAACGGTATACCCTTGTTTAACTTTAGACTTTACTTGTCTTTCACTTTTAGTGTTGTAAATTTGAAGGTTTGAATTATATTTTTTCTTTTTAGCGGCATATTCGAAATTAGTCTTTATTTCGTCCGCATTAGCTTGAATCTTATCCATAGCGTTCTTTAGACCACCTTGTTCTAACGCATTAGCTAGTTTCTCAATATTTGGACCCGCTAGGGTGTTTTCAATCTTACTAAGCACCTCAGCACTCTCTAAAGCGTTTTTACCTGTTTGTGCATTAGCCCCAGTTAATCCTATACCCATAAGCATAGCAGACCCTAGAACAACATCTTTCCACCCTTCCTCAATAACCCCCTTCTTAGGTTGGTTAGTTTCGTGTATATATTCAATTAATATTTCTAATTGTGATTCTGATATTAATAACCTCATGTTTATACTTTTATTATAAATACTATCATAAAACAAAAAAGAGGTCATATATGACCTCTTTTTGTTTATTGTTTATTGTATATGCTAATATTATATATCATCAAATGATGCACCAGTATTCATTATATTGAACTCAACACAAATAAACTCAAGTGCTCTTGTTGGTTTAATGAATATTCTACCACAAAGTTCATTTCTGTCTCTTGCTTCTGGGTCATCATCTAATACCACTCTAAAGTCTGTAAGACCTCTCTCACTTCTTATATTATCCAAGATTGGATTAACAAGTGATAAGAACTGATTTCTTACAATATCATCATTTTGTTCGAAAAGAAGTCTGATAGATACAGCAGAAATAAGTTTTCTAGCTTGTAATAAAAGTCTTCTAACGTTAATTCTATCAAGAGCACTTTCTTTAATTTGAAGTGTTTTATTACCCCAAATCTTAACACCTTCTGTTGTGAAAGTTGCGATTGGGTTAATTCTAGCCTCATAAAGAGTATCTCTCATTTCTTGAGTTAATTTAACCCTTGCTTTGATACAACTTACATCACCTCTTTGAACTCCAGCTACTGCAAACCATGGGAATGCAATGTTGTCAGTTAAAGCTATGTTTCTAACTACGTCTCTTGTTGGTGGAACGTATAGGTATTGGTTATTTTCAGAATCATTAATTTGAATCCAAGGCCAGTATGTTGCAGTATAGTTACTATCGTACATACCATCTAAGGTATCCACAGCATCTTCCGCTAATAATGTATCACCAGCTGAATCGGTATCTGGGGTTGTAACAATATAAAGCGAATCAGCTCTTTCTTGTTCAATCATCTCGATAGTCTCTTCAACTAAGTTTGAATTATCTGTTGTATCAATACCTGGCGTTGCAAACACGTTAATATTAACAGCTTCTGGGTTATTGAATGTCCATATTCCTTCTAAATATGCGTAGTAGTCAGAGTTGATTCCTGTATCCCCATTAGTAAGTGCTCTATTCTCGAACGTACCATTTAAAAGACCAGCAGCACCTCTAGTACCATTGATAAGGTAATTATCTCTATTTGTTCTTCTAGTTCTGTAAACATCCCATCCATCAAACCCACCGAAAGGTGCAAATGTGAATTTTCTAGCGTAAACTTTTTGATAAGGATTAGTTGGAACATCAACACCAGCCTCAGTTCTAAACTCAGCATCACCTGTATCAAACAAGAATATTGGAGAGTATGTACCACCACTATTATTAATTACAACCTCCACATTATCAATTGTCGCACCAGTCGCATCGATATCCATGTGGAATCCTTGCGTTAAACCAGTCCATTGGTTGATGTTAAGTGCACCGTCTGGAACACCTTTATAGTCAAAGAAATCTTGGTCAATCCCAACAGTGTCAGAAAGCCCTAAGTAAATTTTACGTTTATTTTCAAATACACCATAAGATGATTTGTATTCTAAGTCTGGTGAAGTAACACTTGTATTTCCGTTAAGTGAATAATCTCTCATTGGGTAACCAACAAAACCAGCTGGGAAGGCATCAGAAGTATCAGAGACATCCTCTAATTGAACTAATACATAGTTTGATTTAGATGGGAAATCACCGTTAAGTGTACCAATTTTCTTAGCTATATATCCATTAGATGCTGGGTCCATTGTACATTTAGAGAACTTCTCTAAAATAAGTGGTTTAGCATCAGTATCAGAATAAACTCTAACAACAACATCAAACTCTCTATCATCTGGTTTAATATTAGTAATAGATATTTTAAATTCTTTATTGGCAGAATTACCATCAGAAATAGTGTGAAGTCTAAATAATCTTAAAAGGTTTGTACCTCTAAGTTCAGACACAACCCATGGAGTAATCGCATTAGCGTATTCCACCTTGTAATCATCAAATGAATCATTGTAATCAATAAGTGTTTGATTAACACCTCTAATTTTACCTAAATCGTTTGAATCTTCAAACATATCTAAGAAGAATTCCTCTACGAATACCGCAGTGTCACCATCTTGTGCTTTACACCCTAATACTCTTTTAAGGTAATTTTTCTTAGTTTTATCAAGTGATAGTGAGTAAGATACTACACCTTGAGTTGTGCTATTTGCTGTAAGTGTAAAGTTCCCTAATGGTGAAGTTTCTGCATCCGTAATACTTGGGTCAAAACCAATATCTGTATTTCCTGTTATCTGGAAATTAAGACTTTCAGTGGCATCATATCTACCTCTTGACCTAAGTAATGCAACGATTTGATTTTCAACATCACTATATCCACTACCAGAATAAGTAATAGATGTACCAGTTGCCGTACCATTAAAAGTTGTTGCAGTCGTACTACTATTTTCGAAATCAATGTAAAGGTTAAATGATGAACCAGAGAACGTATTTGTTCCCGATGGGTCTTTATAGAAAATAGGTCCAATATTTGCAGTTGCACCAGTACCAGAACCCCCTAAGAATGCGAATTGTGAGTCCAACTCACCTTCATCGTATAATGCTTGAATAATAGGGTCAGCAGATACAACATTTGTAACTGTACCAGCAGTTGTCGCTGTATATGAAATAATTGGATTGTAAGTCGTTGACGTAACCGTTACACCAGTTGTTGATATATCTAATGCCGCATCTATTGTGATACCCCATGATAAACCAGCATCATAACCAGAGAACCCAAGAATTCTTGACACAAACAATTGATTTGCTTGTGTTAAATATGATTTAGCAATGTAAGGTAACTCATATAGTGGTGCACCTGTATCTTTTATTTTGGTAGCGTTTTGCCCCCCGAAGAATGATTTAAATTCACCATAATTACTCACGAAGATTGGTTGGAATGCTGGACCTTTTACAGTCTCACCAACTAATCCTAATGTTGTAACACCCACTTGACGTGTTACGTACGAAAGGTCTTTCTCTGAGGTGTAAACACCTGGACTTACGAATACTCTATTTGTTGAAGCCATTATTTTCTAATTTTTTGTTTAATTTTATTATTAACGTGTCATTGTTTATTATAAATATAGTTTAAATTTAGAAAAAGATTTTTATGGAGTAGAATACTCCATATTTAGTGTGATTTTTTTCTACCTTTCGTCATACTTATATATAAAATAGCTATGAAACGCACAAAAAACCTTAAAATAACACCACTAACACACAAACTTTTAAAAGAATATTGTGAAGAGAATGGTTTAAAGATGTTTGCGTTCGTAGAAAAACTTATTAAAGACCAGTGTAAAAAACCTACCGACCTTTACGGGGAGAGTTAATCTCTTTAATTAATTTAGCCTTTCTACCTTTAACCATTTTATATGATTTAAAATTTTGTTGTTTAGCACATTCATAACCTTCATCCCACCATTCTGACATAATCTCATTATCAAATATAAGACTATTATTAGTTAACCTTCTTGGTGTGTAATAAAAATTAATGATAATATCTTCATCCTTAGCTTTTAATTTTCCTATTTGAATATCATTTTTAGCTAACTCAGTATGCATCATATCCACTTGGGTTAATATACCATGCATTAAATTTCTCATATACTCAACCTTTTCCTCTGGTTCTTCCTCATTCAATATAATAACATCGATATCTGTAGCACCCCTTTTAATCGCCTCTTGAATTGGAACCGTTTCAAGAATACCACCATCAATATATTGATAATCATTTTTTAACACTGGGCTCATAAACGGGTAAGCACTACAAGACGCATGTGTCCACTCGCAGAAGTCATCATAACCCCAATTATCCGAAGATTTATATTCAACCCTTCTAAGTGTTGCATTAACAACACAAACAACCAATTCTTTATTTAACTCTTCTTTAACTCTAAGATATTCTTTTTTAGTCATAAATCTTTTAATTAACCCTAATAAATTACTAGAATCTCCAAAAGAAATATTACCATTAACTTTTTTAATTCCGAAATATGGGGATTTTGATGTCTTATTAAATTTTATAGAAGGTAGTAAATTTCTAATCACAACCCACCAATTAAGACCAACCTTAACCTTACCATTATTATTCTCAATAACTTTGAATGGGTTCTTATCCCAAATATCTTTATTTGTTACAGTTGTATAACCTTCTTTTAATTTAGGGATATCACCAGTAGCGGTAATTAATTGTATTAATGTCCCAGTAGATGATGACACATACAGATTATAATCTTTTTTTTCTACTAGTGTTAGATATTCAACTATCCCACCAGCAAAAGCCCCCTTTGACCCACCCCCAGAAACAACGATGGCTCGTTTTATATTATCTTTTTTTTCCATTTAGTTTTTTCTTATTAGGTTTTTTCATTGGTTTAGGTGTATTAACCTCAAACATAAATTCATCATCTTGATTCGCTAAAAATATATCACCATCAGTACAGTGCACTTGAATTTGTCTAGTATCTTTAG